GCGGGGCCGACGCGGCGATCATCGAAGGCATGGTGTTTTTCAGGTAATTTGAGAATCTAATGGTGTAAAGAAAAAAGCGGCAAGTTATTGAAACACAAACAAAAAATCGGCTCCGAGGGGGACGGGGGCGATTTGAGAAAAATTGCCGGAAATGCCGGGATCTTACACCTGCTTTGGAAAACCAATACCGTCGAAACGAACCCCTTCAATGACTATTAAATGCCCGTAAAATAAGACCGGAAGACGCATAATAGTAGTCCGATCTATCCATTTCACGGAGAACTGTTCGCACCCCTCAGTTCGTACCCCCCCTGCGAACAGTTCGCACCCTACCCGTAAAGAGGGGAAAAAGCGTCAATCAAATGACGTACGCCGAACCGACTCTTCATATACAAACCCAGCCAGGCCTTCCCGATCACCATCCAAAATTCTGATCTTGCGCACGCCGACAGAACCGTAGTCGATGACCAGTATCTGCGTCCCTGCCCGGACTGAAAAAACACGGCCGCTCAACAGGATTGCTTCTGTTCCATGGCTGTCTTTTATTCTCAACGCATTATGAAATTCAGTCAGCGCGCTCTCGTCTTTTCCGACGGCGACAAGCGCGCCTCCATGCCCGAAGAGTACGCCGCGGTTTCCGATCCTCACGGAATCGTTCGACGGGCCTTCCCTGAATATCAGCCTGCCGGCAACAACAACGCCGATCAGCGCGACGAGCAAAATCACAGCCTTCTTATTTGTATGAGTCATCGGGTCATCCCTCCTCTTTCATCTTCCTGTAGGCGGCCGCCGATATCTTATCTTCGATGAGCTTCTTGACGTCCTGGACACCCTGTTCGTCCAGGTCGCGCAACATCTGCACGACTTGCCACCGCAGGCTGTCGGAACCGTAGGATGCCTGCTTTTCTGCGATTCGATCCGTCGCCGGCTGCCCGGCACCTGTTTTCCTCGGATCTCCCTCCCCCGTGATAACCCAGTCCAGGTTCAGCCCGTTCACACTACATACCGTAGTCAGCAGTTCGTAAGGCACAAAGTTACGCAGTTTCCAGACCGATAGCTTCCGCGGATGAATATTCATAAAGCGGGCCAGTGCCGCATCGTTTTTCAGGCCCAGTTCCTTCTTCATCCGGTCGAAGATTTCTACGACTACAGGCTGTAATATTTTGCTTGACATGACTTCACCTTGTAGTTATAATTGTCAACATGTTGAAGGCAAAGCGGATAAAAATGAGACTCCTCGAACGGGGAGTCTCCCAGGCTGCCATCGCCGCGGACCAGAAGGTCGACCGGTCCTATGTCAATCACGTCATCGCCAATCGCAGCAAAAACAGGCGCATCCGCGAGGCCGTGGCCGACGCCTGCGGCTGGCCGATCTCGTATATCTGGCCGGAAGAGAAAAACACCCAGCGGGCCGCGTAGTCAATAACAGGCGGCGAGTGTAGTCCTTTTTCGCCGCCCGGTCAAGCCAAAAAAGTATGAGAGGGGATGGACAATGAAATACGGAACCATAGACGTCGACGCCTTCATTGCCGACCATATCGCATCATCGCCCGAACGGACTCCCTTCGAGATCTACCGCGACCACCTCGCCTACGAGGCCCTGCGCTGCTACCAGGACTTCGGGATTGACCCCATCGTTTTGTTTCAGGCGGCCCTCGACAAATTGAACGTCGACGCCATGATCATCGTGAACAGAATGCCGACGCTCGCATGACGGGAGGAGTCTTCATGGATTGCCACCAGGTGACACTGCGGCAGATCTCGGACCGGACCGGCATCTCACTCCGTTATATTCAGATCCGCGCCGCCCGCGAGACATGGCCCTTCTGCGGCACGACCATCATCAATCATAACGTGACCCGGCTCTATGCCGTCGCCGACCTCCCCGAGGACATTCGCGCCAAGATCGACACCCCGGCTTCATCGGAAGCACCCTCCTCTCAGGCTTGCCCCGCGCCTGCTGCTTCAGAGGCGCGGGGATTCTTCCCGCCGGCAGCCGACACCAGCACCGCCATCGAGATCAGCCGTCCGGACTCCGCGACGGAACTGAAGCAATGGCAGCGCGACGTGATGACCGCGCGGCTCGCCATCATCGGCGCCGTGGAGTCCGTCGCCGCGGCCGAGGGCCTCTCGATCAACCGCGCTATCGAACGCTTCCTCGAACTCCTCGCCGGCGGCCTCATCGACCGGGCCATCAGCGAGATGGCCGACACCGCGAACCACCGCAAGGGGAACGAACGTTCTCTCACCAAGGGCACGATCTACCGCTGGATCCGGGACCGGAAGCAATACGGCAGCATCGGCCTCGCGCCCGTGGACGTGGAGGACCTCGTCATTCCCTCCTGGGGCCGCGAGTTTCTCGCGCTCTACCGGATCCCGACCAAGCCCACCATCCCCATGGTGCTCGAAAAGATGGGCGCCGCGGCCCCGTCCTACGGCCAGGCCGTCCGGTTCATGCGGAAGTTCAGCCGCGTCGACGCCATGCGCGGCCGCATGTCCGGCTCCGAGCTGCGCAGCATCCGCGGCTACACGCGCCGCGACAAATCGAACCTCATGCCCCTCGATGTCGTCGTCGCCGACGGCCACAGCTTCAAGGCCAAGGTGGCGCATCCGGTCCACGGCAAGCCCTTCCATCCCGAGATGGAAGCCATCATCGACGTGGCCACGCGCGTCTGCATCGGCTGGTCCGTGGGCCTCGCCGAGTCGTCGCACGTCGTGGCCGACGCGCTGAGGCACGCCGCCACGGTCTCCGAGGCCAAGCCCTTCGGCGGCGTGCCGGCGATCTTCTACGCCGACCAGGGCGCGGGCAACACCGCCAAGGCGGTCTCCGATATCGAGCTCGGGGTCCTCGCGCGCATCGGCAGCCAGTTCAAGACCGGCATCGCCGGCAACCCCCAGGGCCGGGGCGTGATCGAGAAGCTCCAGGCATCCCTCTGGATCCGCGCGGCCAAGGAGCTGCCGACCTACACCGGGAAGGACATGGACCAGCTCAGCCAGCGCCGCATCATGAAGCTCGTGAACACCGACGTAAAACTCAAAGGCACGTCCGAGCAGCTCATCTCCTGGTCCGCCTTCCTTCATTTCGCGCAACAGCAGGTCGACGCCTACAACAACCGGCCGCACAGCGCCCTCCCGAGGATCACGGACCCGCACACTCTCCTGCGCCGGAACATGACCCCCGCGGAATCCTGGCGGACCTTCGCTGCCGATGGCTGGCAGCCGACGCTCCTGTCAGCGGACGAGATCGGCGACCTCTTCAAGCCCATGGTCCGGGTCCGCTGCCGCCGCGCCCAGGTCACCGTGTTCGGGAACATCTACTATCACAAAACGCTGGAGCATTTCCACGGCGAGGAGCTGCTCGTGAACTACGACATCCACGAGCCCAAGACCGTCTGGGTGCGGGACCGGGAGCAGCGGCTGATCTGCGAGGCCGTGTGGGACGCCAACAAGCGCAGCTACTTCCCCGTGCCCGTGATCGAGCAGGCCCGGCAGAAGCGCGCCGAGGGCAGGATGAAGCGCCTCGAAGCCAAGGCGTGGGAAGTGGAGCAGGAACGAAAGGGGGTGATCGAGGCGGAGACAGAGGCCGCGAGGGCGGAGACCCTCAGCATGCTCGCGCCGCCCGAGCCGGAGCCCAGAAAACCGATCCATCTCTATGAGTGTGATCGGGAAGACTTCGAAAAGGAGGCTATCTGAGCGTGGATAAGACGCCGAGCATCATGGTGATCCTGGACAAGGACATCACCGCCGACGAAAAGAAGCGAGTCGCCGAACTCATCCGCCAAATAAAGGGCGTGGCATCAGTACAGACCGGCAAGGCAACGACTTATACAAAGATCTGAATTTGGAGGAACACATGAGCAAACACAGCGTCAAGGAACAACTACAGCAGTGGCTGAAGGACAACCCGGGAGTAAGCCTCACCGCGGCGGCCCGCGCAACGCCCTACACCGTCGGCGCCATCAGCTCCTGGATGAGCGGCAAGTACGACGGGAACTCGGAAAAGGTCGAAGAGGCCGTCCGGGACTTCCTGCAGCGCCAGAAAGAGCGCAAGGCTGCGCCCAGGGAGCCGATCCCCTTCGTGACCACCCGGACCTCCCGCCGCGTGTTCGAGGTCGCGCGGATCTGCCATCTCGACGGCGAGATCGGCGTTTGCTACGGCGGCGCCGGCCTGGGCAAGACCGAGGCCGTCAAGGCCTACAGCAAGAAGAACAGCGACGTCATCCTGATCGAGGCCGACCTCGGCCACACCGCGAAGGTCTTTTTCTCCGAGCTGCATCAGAAGTGCGGATACAACGGCGAGGGCTCCGTCCACGATATGTTCGAGGACGTGGTAGAAAAGCTCAAGGGCTCCGGCCGCATGATCGTCATCGATGAGGCCGAACACCTGCCGTACCGCTGCCTGGACCTGGTCCGCAGGATCTACGACAAGGCCGGCGTCGGGATCCTGCTCGTCGGCATGCCGAAGCTGATCGAGAACCTTCGCGGCCGGCGCATGCAGTACGCCCAGCTCTACAGCCGCGTGGGCCTGGCCATGCAGCTCGACGTCCTCGAGGCCGACGACGTGCGCGAGATCGTCGGCGCCGCCATCCCGCATTCGAACGGCGTATGGAAGGAGTTCGAGGCCGCGTCCAAGGGCAACGCGCGGATCCTGTCCAAGCTCATCCAGAACAGCAGGCGCGTGGCAAAACTCAACCAGACGGAGATCACGCCGGAGATCGTGAGAGAAACGGCGAAGATGCTGCTGATCTGAGACATCCGACGCGGCGACAATGCGACGGGGAGACAAGGAGAACATTATGAGAGGCACCGTAGCGAAAAGAGTCAGGGCAGAGGCACGGCGCAGATTTCCACAGCCGACCGTGCGTGTCTACGATCCTCGCACCGGACAAATTTTCACGCAGGGATACCGGCGCGGCTATCGGCTCCCAAAGGCGGCATACCGGGAGGGCCTGCCGTTATGAACACCCGGAGAGAGAGGCGCGTCATGCGGGCCAAGAAGGCCCACCTGAAGAGGCTGAAGAAGAAGCTGGACCGCGAGCTGCGCGCCATGCTCGTCATCGATGAACTGACCGCGGCCCTCGCCACGCACACCGTGGAGATAACCCCGCTTGAAAGGAGCGCGACATGAGCAACAAACGATTCGACCAGTGGGCCATCGTGGAGCTGTTCGGGCATCAGAAGATCGCGGGCCGGGTGTCCGAGCAGGTGATCGGCGGCTGCTCGTTCGTCCGGGTGGACGTGCCCGAGACGGAAAACGAGACGGAAAAGGCGCCGGCCTTCACCAAGCTCTACGGCAACGGCGCGATCTACGCCATCACCATCACCGACGAGAAGTCGGCCCGCATGGCTGCCCGGACCTGCGTCCAGGAGCCCATGGACGTCTGGACCGTGAACCATCTCATCAAGTCGCTGCCCGGCGCGGGGCAGGGAGAAACCCATGAAGAAGAACAGCCTCCATATTAAGGGCCTGAACCAGACCTTCAGATTACTCGCCGCGCTCGAAGTCCAGGTCCAGCAGCTCATGAAGCAATTATTGGGCGCCATCGATGAAGTGGAACAGAGCCACCGCAACATCGTCGCGGCGCATAAGGCGCACCGGACCATGGCGGAGAAGCGGACGCGGCGATCGGGAGACAAGGAGACGCGGTGAGAAACCCGGCCGCAAAAGACCCCCGCAGCCTCAAACTCGCCGCCCTCTTCGCCGAGGCCGGCAAGCGCGGCATCGAGGCCGACCAGCTCCGGAACGAGATCGCGCCCGCCCAGCTCGGCAAGCGGCTCTCCGCGGCCAGCGAGACCGAGCTCGGGAGGCTCCTGAGACATCTGACCGGCGGACGCCGGGACCCCGGATCGAGTCCTTCCGGGCGGCAGCGTTACGCGGACCTCGGCAGGCGCGACGGCATGGCCAGCCCCGGCCAGCTCCGGCTGATCGAAGCCCTGTGGATGAACGTCTCCCGCATGCCGGACCGGGAGGCCAAGGAACGTGCGTTGAAGGGCTTTTTAAAGCGCATTGTCGGCGTCGAGGACATGCGGTTCATCGAGGGCTGGATGGTGCAGAAGATCATCCGCGCCGTCCAGGCGATGGGCCGCCAGGCACAAGGAGGAACACATGGACCACAGAACAATGACCACACTCAGGGATGAATACAGCCGCCTGCAGCGGGCGCGGCAATACCGCGACGAGATGCTGCTGCTCGCGGCGAAGCTCATCGTCGGCTCGCTGCTCGCCGGGTTGATCATCGCAATGCTCATCCTTCCGGCCGAAGGCGCCTCGTGGAGCGACAGGCAACAGGGCCTCGCGCAGCTCACCGCGTATGCTTTCGTCGACTATGACCAGAGTTGCGACATGTTCTACGGCATCGCAGGCGAGCATCATGTCGAGCTGAATCCCATCCTTGGAGAACATCCCTCGCGGAACGAGATGCTTACATTCGGGTTTGTGGGCGTCGGCCTGGCGTGGGTCGCCGGCGAGCTCCTGCCCGCGCCGTGGGGCCGCATCGTCCTGGATTCCATGATCGCCAGCGAAGGCTGGAATATCGAGGACAATGCCCTCGTGGCCGATGGACGGCACCGGCGCGTACCCGCCGTCCCGGTGATCGTGTCTATCAGGTGGTAAGCAAATGAAAACGCCGGAATTTACGGATACAGAGATGCGCGCGTTGTGGCACCGGTCGAGTATCAGCCAGACGAAGCGGGTACGGGTGGGCGATGCGAACCAGAGCTACGATGAGCAGGTCTACGAGATGGTGCAGGGCGTGCGGCTCGGCATGCTCGCCCCCACGCCGAAGCGGGTGGAGTGGATGAAGCGGATCAAGGATTCGCTCCGGAGTAACACATAACATGGTGATCGCAGCCGCACATACGGAGAAGGACGTCCTCGCCATAGAGCAGCAGGTCAAGACGCTCCCGCGCGAGGCCAGGGAATATATCGAGCACGTGCTCGGCAACGGGTTCTTGCGGATCCAGCAGGCCGCAACGACCAATGCCGGCAGCGTCCACGCCGAGATCGACCGGATCATGGACGAGCTCACGACCATCGGTTTCTGGGAGCTACGGAGGCTTCGCGGGCGATGAAAGGCAGAGACAAGCGCAGGCAGGTCCAGAAGCGGAGGCAGCGCGAAGAGGAACATAGAAGGCTCGCCGCAGTGCCGCAGCATTCCGAGCGTCCCGCCGGCGACGGGCATCAGCAGACCAACGGCAAGCGCCTGTGCAAGTGGGACCAGCGTCTGCTCGACATCAGCGTCTGCATCGTCCGGCAGCACCGAAGCGGCCGGACCTGCTTCGGCTGTACCTGGTACAACCACAACGACAAAGGAGGTCTATGAGATGAACCTTTATGACACGATCATGAAGGGTCCGCCGAGGTGGGCGAAGATGTTCACCCTTGGGGTTATCATCCTCGCCGTCGGCGTGCAGGTTGGGCTCTACAGGGGCCGGCTCCAGGCGATCAATGAATCCATCGGCGAGACACTCGCCGCGCGGGACCGGCAGCTCGCGCTGGTGAAGCTGGACCTGGACGAGGCCCGCAAGCAGCTCGCGCGCGAGCGCGTGAAGTTGGATATCCTCGCGTGCGAATCCGGGTTCCGCCACGACGGCATCTGGGGCGACGGCGGCAGGAGCTACGGGATCGCGCAGTTCAAGCAGCGCACGTTCAAGTGGCTCTCCGGCCTCGCCGGACGCCCGGACCTGCGCTGGGCGAACAAACACGATCAACTCTATCTGCTCGACTGGGCCATCGAGAACGGATACGCGCGGCACTGGACGTGCTACGGCAAGACGCAGGGAAACGGCGACACGGTCGCCTTGGTCCAAAGGAGACAGCCATGAAAGTCGGGAACGCGCAGATCTGCCTCGACTGCGACGAGGTCTATCACCAGGACGAGACGCCCTGCCCGGGCTGCGGAAGCTGCAGCGCCGTGGCCCTGAGAACCTGGCTCATGCCCCTGCCCACGCGCGAGGAGCTCGAGCGGGCCGTGCGAGGTCAGGCCCTTTCGCGCTGCGCCGACGCCTTGCTCCTGAAGGCGCGGGAAGTGCTGCAGTTCGACGGCGAGGAGCCGCTGGGGTGCGGCGCGTAGTTCGATTGCGGAGTGCCGAGTGCGGAGTGCGGAATGAACGGCGAGGAGGGGCGCGATGGATGACGTGGCGTTCTATCTCGTAGACGGGATCTATCTGGACGAGTTCGGGGAGTGGGGAGAAGAGGCGGACGCGGAGACGCGACACCCGCGGGAATGTAGGGGTGGGCTTGCCCGCCCATTGAGATGACGGAACGAAACATGCAGAGACGAGACGAGACGAGACGAGACGAGACGAGACGAGACGAGACGAGACGAGACGAGACGAGATGTCCTCCCTGCTGACCTGGTCCTGCAACCGGACCGGCGTCAGGATCACGCCGGCGTCCGGCGCCGCGGCCTTCTGCACCGGGCGATACGAGGCGTCCCGCTCGGACCATAGCGATCAGCATTTTTCACCGTGCCGCGACTGCGAGCGCGGAGAGCGACTCCACAGGGAGAACAAGGAGAACAGGAACATGGCAACAAAACAGTTCAAGAAAAAGTGCCCCGAGCACGGCGAGTTCATCACGACAGGGCCGCGGGGAGAATATCCTCTATGTAAAGGAGGAAAGGGTCCGCTGGACGCGGGTACGAAACATCATCCCAAGGCCTCCCGCGTCGGTCTGGTGATCACCGTGGACCTGGGCCGCCGGCCCGAGCTCGCCCAGCGCCTGCACGAGATGGCCGAGGCGAACTACCGGACGCCGGAGCTGCAGGTGCTGTACATCCTGGACCAGGAATACCAGCGGGAGAAAGGGGCGCACTGATGGCACGGATCAAACCACAGAACACCATCACCAGCCGCGCCCAGGCCGAAGCGGGGATGGCGAAGCTGAACAACATCGACCAGCAGCTCGCGGCCTGGGACCTGGCCGAGGCCAACGCGATCGCCGCCGTGCGCGAGCAGCACGCCGCGGCCCAGAGACAGGCAGGCCGGCCCGGCCTCGAGGCGGAGAAGGCCCTGCTCGTGAAGGAGCTCGAAGCCTGGGCCACGGAAGACAAAGAGCGCTGGGACAAGAAAACGCAGGAGACGCCCTTCGGCACGTTCGGCTTCCGCGTGTCCCAGCCCGCCGTCGTGCTGATCAAGAAGATAGCGTCCAAGCTCGACACGGCCCTCCTGCTCCTGAAGCAGCACCTGCCGCAGTACGTGCGCGACGTGCCGCAGATCGACAAGGAGAAGATCCTGGCCGACGACCGGGACGACCTCCTCGACGAGACGGCCCTGATCAGGTGCGGGCTCAAGGTCCACCAGGAGGATGAGTTCTGGATCGAGACCAGCGCCAGCAAAGACCTCGAAACGGCGGCGCAGAAATTGAGGGCCGCATGAACGGGGACAAAGTGATCACCATGGACAACATCAGGGCCGAGCACTGCGACCAGGAGATCCAGGCCGTGCTCGACAAGTACCAATGCACCCTCGTCACGGAATCGCGCGTTGTCAACGGCATCCCCGTCGAGACCCGGATCTACTCCGTGCCCCGGCGGCCGAGAGTGGAGACTCCGGCATAAGACAAAACCTTTGACACTGAAGATGCGGAAGAGGGCTATGAAGGGGCATGATAAAGCAGTGCCCTGGGTTTGAACCCGGAAGCAGTATCCGCCTTTATCATAGTTTCTCTCAGAGTCTTCCGTGTCGAAGATTTTTAAAAAAGGAGACAAGATCATGAACGAGCCTATCGACCGGAAGTTCACGTTCTGTGCCACGTGCACGGAACACAACCACGAGCACAGCCACATGGACGCCATGGTATTCCTGGCAAAGGACAAGGCCCTGCCTGAGACCCTCGTCTTTTATCGGGCCGCATGCGAGGCCAACGGAGCGAAGCCGGAGCAGCTCCGGGGCATCACCCTGCTGATCGAGCGGGTCCAGCGGTATCAGGCGGAGCACCCGGATCTGACCAAGGTCGCGGATGTCGATATCCCGGACATGGCCGGGATCCTGGACGAGAACGAGATGTGATATGGAGCGAGGCGACCGTGTCGCCGTGAGGAGAAAGGAGAAAAAAATGGTACGAGCAAAATTCAAGGTGGATGAGATCAAGAGGATGCGCACCAGCATCCCGAAGGTCGAAGACGGAAATCCGGGAAAGGTCAAATGGACAGACGGGGAACTGAGGACCATCATCATGTCCCCGGTCTACGGCAACGGCGATCCGAACCACGAGAACACGAAGTTCTGGCAGGCGTCGCCGTCCGGCAAGTTCGAGCTCGGCTGCGCGAACCTGGCAGCGACCGAGCAGTTCGAACTCGGCAAGGAGTACTACCTCGACATCAGCCCCGCAAGCTGAGGCCAAAATACCCGACCCCTCCTCCCCTCCCCTTGCCAAGGGGAGGCCGGGTGGGGTGGGGTATCGATCCGTCGCGCGGATCCTAATGATGCCATGATCGAGCAACAGATCAACATAGACTTCAACGTCCGGCAGGCCCCGATCCTCACTGAAGAGGAGCGGGCCGTCTGGGAGCTCATCGAGCCCCGGCGCGGCAAGGGCATCGCCCTGCTCGGCCCCTATATCGCCGTCAGGACAGGGCTCGACTACACCACCGTCCGCGCCATCATCTCGCATCTGGTCAACCATCACGGCTATCTCATCGCCTCGTGCTCCCGCGGATACTACGTGCCCGTCACGCCCGAGGAGGTCGCCGCCGCCACCCGGAGCCTCCGGCACCGGGGCATCATGATACTCATGCGCGCGGCCCGGCTGCAGAAGAGCAGCCTGGAAGACGTGTTCGGCCAGGCCAGGCTGGAGTTGGAGAAGAGGACGTAACCATGACACACTTCGAAGATGGTCCCGCAAAGGACAAGACGCTCATGCTGAAACGCTCGCCGCTCTATCTCCGCGTCGTCGAGGTGAACGGTGCCTGGGACGCGCTCGATCAGCTCGACGACCGGCCGAGGCCGGAGGAGAAGCTCTACGCCTATGAGCGCGTCGGCAAGGTGGGCATGGTCCACATCAACACGGGCCGGAAGAACCACGGCGGCCTGTTCCCGATGGCCACGTATCGCTTCATCTCCGACCAGCCGGATGACGCCGACATGCGGGACAGCGAGCGCTGGCGGCAGAGGTGTAGGCCACGATGAATCCTTTCCGGCGTAAAAAGGGCTTCATGCCCGACAATGAGAGCACGCAGCTCTGGGCCGAGTTGAAGGCCGCCGAGAAGGTCTTTGCCTGCTGCCGCCGCGTGCGGTTCCTCATGGACCTGAAGCAGACGTCTATATGGTTCGACCTGAACGGCGAACGCCGCAAGGTCTGCGATATCAACTACTGCCCCGAGTGCGGGAGAAAACTATGAACTGCGAAAAATGCGGCGGACTCATGGCCGTCGACCAGGATGATCCCGACAGCATCAGCGCCGTCTGCGCCGCCGGCCACCGGAAATACGCCTTCCGCCGCGACGACGGATCCTGGGAGACCGCGGCGCAGCGCATGGACCGGCTCGAACGCCGGCACGCGTGCATCGACTGCGGCAAAGAGCACCGGGACTTCCGGAACGACCTCTGGTGCGAACCTCCCCGGCGCTGCCCGGATTGCGAAGCAAAGGCCGTGATCGCGCGTTTGCAGCGCCGGGGCAGACAGGGCTGCGGGACGATCAACAATCCCGCCTCGCCCTGGCGCCGCGGCGCGAACCGGATACAAAAGAGCACGTGAGACATGGATAAAAAGAACAACGGCAACGGGCAGTCTGAGCGCCAGCGCGTCCGGGACGAGCTGGACTGGATCCGGGACCTGAAGCAGAAGGACGTGGACCAGGTCATGCGCTCCCAGACCAGCCGCGGCGAGGACCTCTCCATGAAGATGATCTACGAGGACGCCGGCGGCATCGAGACCTGCATAACCCTCTGGCGCAAGCTCACCCGCATCACGCTCCACATCTCCGAGCGCCCGCTCAACGAGCTGCGAAAGCTCTACATCCGGAAGAACTTCGCGCCCGCGGACCCGGATAACTGCGCCAAGGTCCTCGCCGTCAAACTCGGCGTCAGCGAACAGTTCGTGTATGAGGCCCTCGAGGCAAAACCGGAGGAAGACCCGAGGCAGGAGAGGCTGAGAATATAACACCAGCATCACCCGCCCGACGTTTTTGTCGGGTGGATGCGTTGGTTGGACGCGGTTTTAATTTCACCGAGAAAGGACCGAACATGAGCACACATCCGAATGCAATATTACTTCTTACGTTGACCCCTCAGAATCTTGCACGTAAAACCATGCACGATATTTTGGACGAGGCAAAGGTAGCCTATGACGATGATATAAAAATCGGAGGCCAGGACTACCACAACCAAATCATGGAAGACGATTACGAAGAAGGATACCAAATCTCTGCAAAGGAAGGCGACTTGATATTCTTCGATCTCGTGACGTATGGATACGGCGAACAGATTTCATGGGACGATCTCGCGGCACAGAAAGCCGATCTGGAAGCATGGGCCAAGGACATTTGTGAGCGGCACCATTGCACGTACAAAATCAGCGTTACAGCAAACTACTGGTAAGCGTCCAACATAGATTACACCGCCGGGATGGCTATCTAACCCGCTGGGGATCGGGAGTCGGAGGGGAATGCGATGAAAAAAGCGGAGGCGATGAAGCGATTCTATGAAAGCCTCCGGCTGCTGAGGCGCAGCCGGAGCACGGTCAAGACCTATACTGCCTGGGTCGGGCAGTACATTGATTTCATCTCATCCCCGCACGCGGGCTCGACACGCGAGGAGCGGATCGGGAAATTCCTCTCGCGCCTGGTGATCAAGGGCAACGTATCGGCAACGACACAAAAGCAGGCCCTCTGCGCGATCATCGCGTTCTACAAACTCGTTCTCCGTGAGGACGTCGGCGAGCTGACGTTCACGCGGTCGTCGCGCCCGAAGTTTCTACCTGCCGTATTCTCCCGCGAGGAGGCATGGGCCGTGCTCGACCGGCTCGACGGCGTAGGCTGGCTGTGGGGTGCGCTGATGTACGGCTGTGGGCTCCGGCTCGAGGAGTGCTGCGGGCTCCGGGTCCAGGACGTGGACATCGACAGGATGCAGGTCAATGTCCGGCGTGGCAAGGGCTCCAAGGACAGGGTCGTTCCGTTGCCCGCGATGCTCGTGGATCCGCTCCAAAAACATCTGCGCCGGATCCGCGTGGAGCACGAGGGCTATGCCCGGCGCCGCGTTCCCGTCTCTCTGCCCGACGCGCTCGACCGGAAATATCCACAGGCCCCGTATTCGTGGGAGTGGTTCTGGTTGTTTCCCGCATCCGGACCCGCGCTGGATCCCCGCTGGGGCAATCGGCTGTATCACATCCATCACAGCGCGGTGCAGAAGCGGATCGGCCGCGCGATCCGCGCCGCGGCGATCCCGAAGAAGGCGGGCTGCCACACGCTGCGCCACAGCTTCGCCACGCACTGGCTCGAAGGCGCCGAAGGCTCGCACGAAGCGGCCCTGCTCCGGCTCCAGCGGCTCATGGGGCACACGGACCCGAAGACGACGATGATCTATCTGCACCTGCTGAAACCAAGGACAGACGTCCCATCCCCGCTCGATGCCAGGCCACCGGTGGAGGTGAAGCGTGCCGCGTAAGAGGATCGACCGGAAAGACAAGAAATGCCATCTCGATTTTGTCTGGCTCTCGGAGTCGGAGTACGCGCACCTATGCGAGCTGCTCGGCAGGGACGCCACGGAGAAGTGGATCGATGAGTTGAATCTCTACATCGGCAGCAAGGGCGACAAGTACCAGTCGCATTACTATACGATCATGATGTGGGCCAGAAGGGCAAAGCGGAGTGCGGAGTGCGGAGTGCGGAATAAAAGCAAGACACAAGCGGAGATGGCTGTGGAGCTCGTCATCGAGGCGCTCAAACATCCGCGGCACCAGGCCATGCCCGAGTTCACGCCCCAGGCCCACCGGGCCGCGTACACGGCCCTCCTCCGCATGGGCCTGTCCTGGCCCGAGCTCAGGCGCCGGATCCCCGAGAACCCCGACCACCTCGCGGAGTTCCGGGAGGTATTTCTGCGGGCGTATGTAGAGGGAGAAGAAGCAGAGAAGGAAAGGTTCCTTTTAGCACGGGATGGACACGGATGAAAGGCCGTGATAGAATCACGGCGGGAGGCGAACACATGAAACCGGAAACAATGCCCCGTTTCGACTACCCTGAAGATCGATTCAGTCTTGCCCGCTGGAAGACCGCCAGGCCCGCGACAAAACTGTTGTGGTCTTTTTATGATCCTCGCGGTTTATCTTTAAGACTGCAATCCCGTGACAGGACGCATAATGTGGGACTGAATATTTCTCAGCATGAGCTTGATACCAATAGCCGAGGCTGGCGACATGTCGTGGCACATGGCCTTCGGGCCATGCGCAGGTACATGATAAAAAAGCATGGCCGTCTTTGATGGTGACGCCTCCGGAGACGATTAAGCCCCTTCTCAATGCATCGAGAAGGGGCTTTAAATTTGCCCTGAACCCGTTTTATCTTGCCTTTATTCCGCACTCCGCACTCTCTCTATCACGCTTTTCCCTTCACCCACCACTCCATCAGCGCCAGGCGGATCTCGCCGATGGCCGACGCCGGCAGGGTGAGCACCGGCCTGGCCGGGATCCTGACTTTGTGGCCGCGGCCTGCCTGGCCGCCCAGTTCGTGGATCCGCGCCGAGGGCCAGTTGCTCCCCACCAGCGCGCGGAACCGCTCGGCCCTGCGCGTGTAGCTCTTCTTCAGCAGCCCGGACCGCTGCAACATCTTCCCCGGCCAGTAGCCCTTCTTTTCCCGCTGCGCGATCGTGCTCGCGGCCAGCGCCGGCCACCGCGGCCTGCCCTGGCGCTCGAAGTTTTCCTCCACCGCGTCGTGCATGATGCGGGCGATCCTGCGCATCGCAGGCGTCATGTCGTCCCCGCGCTCGATGAGCTGCACGATCAGTTGGCGCACTTCATGGTCTTCGACTCGAATCATAATTTTGGACCGAGCCGACCGCGTCGGCGTAAAAGCACGGCGACATGGTCGCCTTGCTCCATATCAAAACAGCTTCGCAATGTCCGCATCGTATCTGCCCAGATCCGGCGACCAGTCCACCATCCCCGGATTGTAGTTCCACCCCGGCGCCGTGGTCGTGGTCCGGCCGGTGCGCGGGTCCCGGTACGTCGTCACCGTCGCGGTCCCTCCGCCCGGCATCGTCACCTCGTGGTCCGTCAGGTTCCCCTCGCCCGACATCACCACGAGCCCCCGCTTCCGCACGTCCCGCGCCGAGAGCTGCCGCACGCTGCACCGGCAGCCCCAGTCCAGCGGCGGCCAGTGCGTGTTCCAGAACGGGTCATCCAAGCGGAACACCAGGCCGTTCAGCGCCCGGTGCGCCGGCCGGGTCTTCGCGTCCAGCACCGCCACATACTGCCCATACGGCGCGTCATCCATCGACTCCATCATCTCCCGGTACCGGCCCGCCTCGTACCCGGTCCGCATGTTCGTCTCGTAGATCGTGCGCAGCCGCCGCGGGCTGCCGAGCTGCACCGAGGTCACCACTCCGGTATCCTTGTCGATCAGCTCCTCCCTGCCCCACCAGCCCAGCTCCTTCAGCTTCGGCTCCAGCCGCTTCTGAAAGTCCCGCAGCATCATGCCGTCATCGAACGCCGTCTGCAGCTCGTCCCGGATCGTCTGGAGGATATCCAGCCGCATTGCCTTCGCCACGGTAAAGGCCAGCGAGTGCGCCTGCTGCCACACGTCCTGCCAGTCCCAGGAGAAGGCAAAGCCCTTCGATTTGAAGTACTCGATGGCCTTCTCCGGCGGCAACTTCAGCGCTTCGAGCAGATCCACGTCAGGAGCGGAAAAACTCCGCACTCCGCACTCCGCACTCCGCATTCGGAAAAGCGCCAGCCGGTTTTTCAGCTCCGCACTCCGCATTCCACACTCCGCACTTCATCATACGCCGCTGTCATCAGCATCATCACCAGATCATCGTCGCTGTACGCATCGATGCCGCTGTCGCTCAACGCCCCCGAGGCCCCGGCGGAGATCCGCGCCAGGCCCGCGAGCGGGATTTCCGTATCGAGATCTCCGGTGGCCCTGACAGAGATCCTCGCCAGGCCCGCGAGCTGGATCTCCGTCCCGAGTTCTCCGGAAGCCCGGGCGGAGACCCGCGCCAGGCCCGCGAGCTGGATCTCCGTCCCGAATTCTCCGGAAGCAGACGCAGAGCCCCGCGCCGCGCCCGCGAGCCGGATCTCCGTCTCGATCTCTCCGGAGGCCTTGGCAGAGCCCCGCGCCGCGCCCGCGAGCCGGATCTCCGTCTCGAGTTCGCCGGAAGCCCCGGCGGAGACCCGCGCCGCGCCGGAGAGCGTGATCTCCGTCGTGAGGTCCGCCACAGCCCGGCATCCGCACCGGACCTCGGCCTCGAACAAAGCCGCGGGAATATACCGACGGAACCCGCCGCCCGTGGCAGCGGACGGCGTCTCCACCGGCTGCGTCCACAGGTCTCCCGTTGCTGAACACGTGCACGTTGCCGCGGCCTCCAAGAGTGCGGCCTGGACGTCGGTGAGTTCTCCGGCAGCCGAGGCCGTTCCGGACGCGGACCCCGCGAGCGCGATAGACGTTGTGAGCTGCCCCGAGGCCGAGGCGGTTCCGGAAGCAGCGCCTTCGAACAACGCCCCCGCGGAGCCGGACGTCAGGTCCCCGGCGGCAATGCAGGACCCTGCTGCGGAGGCCGAGAGCGTGATCGCAGTAGTGAGCGCTCCGGAGGCGGAAGCCGTTCCCTGAGCTGCGCCGGCAATCCTGATTTCCGTGGTGAGTTGTCCTGCGGCAATCGCGGACCCCGATGCCGTTGCCGAGAGCGTGATGGACGTCGTGAGCGCTCCGGCAGCCGCGGCGGTCCCGGCAGCAGCGCCCGAGAGAGGGATCGCGGTCGTGAGTTGCCCGGCCGCGGTCGCGGATCCCGTTGCGGCTCCGGCAAACGTGATCGAGGTCGTCAGCGCCCCCGCCGCGATCCCCGTGCAGGTCGCCGCGCCTTCGAACAGGGCCTGCTGCGCCCCGCCGGACCCTCTGAAAAAAATAAGCAGACTCATAATTATTTACGTCGGCACATCGAACATCCTTCCGCTGATTTCAACCCGCCGAACTCCCGCGGCGCCGGTGCCTAAATTCCCGATCTGCCCGACAACTGTTTCTCCCGCATGAAAAAGCAGGGGGGCACTTAGCCTCCCCGCGATTCTGCCCGCCGCCTGTGTGCCCTCTAACGGCGTCACGGCGCGCACGCTATATCCCCAAACCACCCATTGCCCGCCGATCGTTGCATATGTTTTATCAAAACCCACCACCTGTACCGAGCCGTAATCTCCAAGCTCATCCCGCTGGAGCATAAATGTCGTGGGCGAACCGACCGCGAACGCGCGGCCCTCATTCGAGGGCACGATGCGCAAAACGGTATTCACGGTGACCGCGGGCGCGAATGCGGCAACTTGACGAACGCCCTTGCTTGAGATATATGCTATTTGCGTCGGCGCCGAGGCGAGCGCCACCCCGACGTTTTGGTACACCATTTCCGTGGCCGTAGGAGTGACATCGCCGGTAAATGCATTGCCCCAGGTGACGCCAGGATGCTGTGTGCTGCCGCGCATCGCCCCGGTCAGGTCGGCATCGGGCATCGTATCGGTGTACGTCCCCGCAATGGCATCATCCATCCAGTACCATGGCCCGCCTGGCGCGCCGGCCAGGCTGCGATACAGCCGAACCGCTACGGCTCCGGTAGCAAGCGCGGGCACGGTGATGTTTACCGCCTGCGCGCTCGGGGCAACGGTAGAGCTGACCGTGGACAGCGCGCTCACCTGATTCAACGCGTTGACCATGGCATATTTATAACTGTACGAGCCGGTGAGCCCGCCCGCACCCCAGGAAATCAGCGCGACAGTCGGGGCAGCCCCCGCCGCGGGCGATGCTTGCGCGCAATTTCCCGCCAGCAGGTAGCGTTTGCCGATGCGCATGATCGTTTCATCCACCACCCAGTTTTCCACGGCGAAGCTGTCCACCAATAAAAATTTACCGGCCGGGACCTGCATGGCCGCCACGTCCCAAAACGGCACTGTAGGGGAAATCAACAGCGGGGTGATTGACGCGCTGACAGCAGACATGTAGAATTCTTCGCCGCCGGGAATTATATCCAGGCCCTGCACGTCCGTGCCGAGCCCGGTTTCCAGCGCGATCAGCTCAGCGACGCCCGCGCCCGCTGCCGTATCTGTTACGCCTACCTTTTTTGCCATTGAGCCCTCGCTATGGGATAAACACCTGCATATAAACGCCGGCTGCGCTGCCTACGGTCCCGTTCGGAGCTGTGACGGACACAGTACAAATCGGGGTCGAAAACCACATCATGTTTGGAAATAAAACAAATGACCAGTCATTAGCCTTTACAGGCACCACCCAGCTTGGCAGAGTCGTGCCGAGCGTCACGTTTGCGCAGGGCTGGTCCCAAAATTCCACGAACGCCACGGCTGCCGACGCATTCACGGCCAGAATGGCCCCGACGCTGTACCCGCCGCTCGTATCCACAAGCGTCGTTTTCGTCGCATTCAACGGCCCGATCATCGTTGTGGGAATGGCCCCTGTTGCACCCTGCGGTTGCCCCGCGAAGGCCGGCATCGAAAACACCAAGCAGCAGACAACCAGCAACCCGATCAGAAACTTTTTCATAGCATATTACCTCCTGAGATAGAATAGGGCGAGAGGCCCTTGTTCATGAAGCGCCCTCTCCCATCTAAGGGAGAGGGGCCGGGGTGAGGGGAATTATTACGCAAACGTCACGGTCATCGCGCCCGGAGAACCGCCGGTGAACTTCGGCGCGGGATCTCCGCTGTTCACCGTCTTCGGCGCGGTGACCGCCTTCTTGATCAGCATGTTCCCGCCGGCCGAGTTGTCCAGGATCGCAAACGCCACTACCTGGCCCCAGTTCGCATTCGGCGCCGGGAATGCTATGTCGTTCACGTTGCTGAACAGCCCGTTCCCGCCCGCGGGCGCGTTCCACTGCGCATCCGCCTGCGGCACCTGCACGCGCGCGTAGTTTCCGCCGCTGACTTCCGTGCCGCCCGTCCCGTCGTCGTTCGGCGCCACCGTATACAGCGCCACCCAGATCGCCGCCGGTTTCCAAGCGGCCTGGGACCGGAAAATCACGTTCCCGATCATTGTCTCCAGATAATCCGTCATGTCGGACATGGTCTATTCCTCCTTTGCCTTCAGCGTCCGCACGACTTTTCCCGTCGCCGGATCCGTGAGTTCGAATTCGGTCGTGCCTTTCACCTGCGTCATGTGCACGTGGATGTCCTGCTTCTGCGCCGATATCGCCCTGATCGCCTCCACGCTCTGCTTCCCGAATTCAGCGACGACCTCCTTCAGTGCCTCGCCGTTATCCGCGTTCATCCGAGCGGGTCCGTGGCCGAACAATCCTTCGAGCACTTCCCGCATCGAGAATTTTTTCTCCTGACTCCTGACTCCCGACTCCTGACTCGCCGTCAGGCGTCCCCACGCCTCAGCCACAAAGATCGCACGGGCCAGCAGGTCTTCGATCCCCGCGGTGTCCATCTCCGGGTATGTCGACGTGAGCTGCTTCATGATCTCATCGTAGCTTGTACCCGCATTGATCAGGCCTATAACGGGCTTTAAAACCCCTTCCATCTGCCCTTGAAGCTCCGCGGGGTCCATCGATGCCAGGGCATCGTCGATTTCGTCCCCTCGCCTCCCCGTCTCCCCGTCTCCCCGTCGCGCGAATCGTATCCCTGTCCCCCCGGCGCCCTGTCCCCCCGTCGGCATCTCCGGCGCCGGTTCCCTGATTTCGATGTCCTCTTCCTCGAACGCGTAGGTCTTCATGAAGTATTTCTTCGTGAACTTCACCTGGCCGGTGTCGGCCAGCAATTTGTCCCGCTCCGCCTGGGCCTGATCCACGTCCTCTTCCTCGTACATGATGAACCGGGGCAGGTCCACCCGCTCCGAGAAGTTGTAGAACGCGATCCAGTCGATCAGCGTGTTGAAGGTCTCCTCCACGATCTTCTTGTCCCCGTCCACGATGTCCTCGCGCACCGTGATTGCCTGGTCCTCGCCGCCCAGCTTGCCCGGCGTGGACAGCGCGCCGCCGCTGTGGCCCAGGAGCGCCACGGAGATCTCGCTCTTGCACGCGGCGATCAGCTTGTCGTAGAGGTCCGCGCTTCCCGTGTTCTTCGTCTCCGGGATCTCCACGGAGGCGTCGTCCGGGATCACCGCGATCGCGTCCTGCACCATCTGTTCGAGCATGTCCGCAAAGGCCTCGGTCTCTTCCTTGCCTGTGCCGCGCGGCTGCTTGCCCACGATAAAGGGCATGCCGAATTTTTCGGTGAACGTCACCCAGAACTTGAACCCGCCCTTTCTGAACGTCACGGGCCAGAAGCAGGCCGACAGGATCGGGAACCCGTAGGGGTTCTCGTAGTCCGCGTCGTGCGTCGCGAGCAGAAATTTCTTCTCAGGCAGCTTCTCGCCCAGGAACACGTCCTGTTTCGTGCGGAAGCGCAGCTCGTTGTTCTCATCGAACACGAACCACTGGCACGGCTTCGCCACCAGGTCCTTCGGGGTCCAGGTCTTCTCGTCCCACATCGTTTCGAGCACCTGGTATCCGTAGAGCGGCGCGTTCAGGACCTGCGCGATCATCCGGTCCACGGGCAGGGCCGTGATCGCCTCGGTCAGATATTTCGCCTGCCGCGATTTTGCCTTGCCCCGGTCGATCTCCCACAGCAGCTTCTTCGTCCCCGCCTTGCGCGAGGTGATGCACCCGTGCACGATCGGGTCCGAGCGCAGCTCCTTGTACACGGAGATGTCCTTGCCCATCTTCTTGAGCACGGGATCGGGGTTCGGCAGGTACATGCCGAGAGAATAGAAATCTATCGACCGCTGCCGCGTCGCGATCTCGTCGGACAGAGACCGCGTCTTGTCCACAGCCGCAAAGGACCGGAACTCTTTCGGCGATACCCAGATGCCACGCTTCATAGTCACCTCGCAAAAGCCCCTGACACGGAAGAATCGCCCTTTTCATGCCTCTTCATGGCCTTCATCCGCCTCTTCCGTGTCAAAAATCCCGGTTTTTTCCCTCCAACCCCCTCCGGAGGCCCCTTTGGACCTCCCAGATGCCGAAAACGGGGTATGGACGGCCACGGAATGCCGTTTAATTGCCGTTTAACACCGTTTAATAGGTGCCCTTCTCGCTCAGGACGATTCAATGCCGGGTAGGGGGTCCGGAAAATCGATAAAAAGGGCCTTTCCGGCGAAATCGCCCCTGCCGAAACACGTCAAAAACCCCGTTGCAGCCATTTTCGGACCCGGAAGCGGATCCCCGACCATTCAGGAACGATTTAGGAAATCCTCTTTTCCACACTCCGAACTCCGCATTCCGCACTCAGGCGTATCCCTTCATCATCGAAACCACCGCTCGTTTCGCCCTGGTCACCACGTTCGCCGGGCCGGAGTATTTCGACCTCGCCTGGATGCAGAGGGCCTTGGCCCAGAAATGGTCCGCGTGCCCGATCTGTTCCGTGCGGTCCGCGTCGAAACGGTGATGGCCCGTGTCGGTCGTGGTCTTCTTCACGGAGTGCAGGCTCTGGCGGATCTTCATGTCCGCGGGGATCCGGTCCTTCTGGTCATCGAAGCTCTTCTTGATGCCCGTGGCCATAATCTCCTTGTTCGCCACGTTGAAGTCGATGCCCTCGACGCGCGAAGCGCCGAACACTTCCACTGCCCGCTCGGTCATCTCCTCGCCGATCCCCGTCTTGTCGATGCAGGCCCGCCGGAATTTCCGCAGCTTCATCAGGCTGAAGAGCACGTTGCGCTGCACGCCGAAGGGCTTCTTGGCAAGCGCGATCGCCGCGCGCGTCCAGTACAGGTTGTCCACGTCCTCATCCAGCCAGATCACGGACAGGTCCCGGTGTCGCGCCACGTCGAAGCCGATGTACAGATCGTGCGTGAAAGGGACCTCTTTCGCCAGCCACTCCGGATTGAAAACCGGAGGGCTTTCGAAGTGCTTGTACTTCGCGTGGTGCTCCTCCGCCTCGGCCACAAGGCGCTCGACCCACGACGGCTCGGCCAGGAGCCTGGCGTCCTCCACGCCCTCGATCAGGTCATAGGTCAGCCAGGCAGTGGTCTCGTCCAGGAACTCGACCAGGGCTTCCTGGTGCCAGGCCTCGTCGTCGTTCAATGCCTCGCGCAGGGTTTCCGGATCGGAGGGATTGCCCTCCTCGTCCTTCAGCAGGAGCCCCATCTCCACGGCCTGATAGATCGTGATCGAGTGGCGGGACCAGCCGCCTTTCTCGCCCACGTAGACGTGCGCCTTCCCGTCGAACTCCTGCAGGGTCTTCGCGGTCCACTGCTCGTAGAAGCGGTTTTTCTTCCCCTGCGGCGTGCTGATGATCCGGATCTTGTACCCGCGCGTGATCGTGAAAAACAGCGCCTTCCAGATCTCGCGGCTGTCCTTGTGGAACGCGAACTCATCGAGCAGGATGTGCGCGCTGTGGCCGCGCGCCGTGCTCGGGTTCGCCGGCAGCCCGATGATCCGGCTGCCGTTTGCGAAAATGATCTCGAGCTGCTTATACTCCGTGCCGTCCTCGGACTTGAAGGTATCGCGCCGTTCCTCGATGTCCGACAGGGCCTTGGCGATCGCGCGCGCGTGGATCGCCGCCGTGCGCATCAGCTCCTTCGACTGCCGCTCGCCGGCCGAGAGGAACACCCACGTCGTGCCCGGATTTTCGTAGCAGTCGAGCACGGCTTCCAGCGATGTGGCAAACGACTTTCCCGCCTGGCGCGACCACTTGCCGATCTTGAACCGCGACCTGTCATTGACCCAGCGCTTCTGGTATTCCGTCAGGTTGACGAGCGGCGGGATCGCGGTCTCGGACGCGGAGGTGAGCGCCACGGCCGGATGCAGCTCCGAGGCCGTGGGCTTCTCCTTCGCGCGCGGGTTCTGCGGCGTGGCCATGGCCGGCTGCGCGCCGACGATCAGGAGCAGGCCCAGGGAACAAAGCAGCGAGAGAAGAAACCGCCGCCGGTATGCCTTTTTAACGAAGACCATAGAGTGATTTGATGAAGTCCATCGATTCCGGCGAGAGCATCTTCTTCATCTGCTCCCGCTGTTCCGGCGTGGTCTCGGCCGCGAGCAGGTTCTTGTCCCCGTATTTTACGACCGCCTCGAAGGCCATCATGGCCAACTTGAAGGCCTTGATCGACGGATTGGTGCGCGCCTCCTGAAAGCGCTGCATCGCGTATTCGTAGAGCTGCGATCTGAGGTCTTTTGTCTGCTCCAGGAACGCCCGGCGCCTCCCGTCCCAGTCGTACTGCTCCTTCCAGTTGTAGAGCGTCTTGCGGCTGACATTCTTGCCCAGGATCCCGACGATCGCGTCGAGCCCCATGCCCTCCTGCACGTACCGCCGCTCCGCCTCCTGAAGGTAGATCGCCTGTTTAGCCATGTCGTCTCCGGCGCTTTATCTCCGCACTCCGCATTCCGAACTCCGCACTATCCATGCAGGTCCCGCTCCATCTTCTCGATCTGCCGCTTCAGCTCCATCATCTCCGCGTGCGCCCGCTCCAGGGCCTGCCACTCCGCCTTGCCCAGGCCCATCTTCAGCGTCGTGTAGTCCTCGATGTACGGATCGAGAATGTTCCGCAGCTCGATCACGTGCGCCTCGGCCCGGAGGTTCAGCTCCTGGAGCTGCCGCTTCTTGTCCGCCAGTCTTGCTTTCTGCATCGCAATATCGCTCATGTCGACTCCCGCCGTATGACTCCTGACTCTTGACTTATGACTCTTGACTGGTATTTACGCCTCCTGACTCCTGATCCTTTCCCTCCGGTCCAGCAGCGGGCACATCACCGGCTTCGACAGCTTTTCATCCAGCCGGGACAAGGCCCCGGTCAACAGCGACGTGTGGTCCTGCGAGTCCTTCTGGAGCTGCAGGAGCGCGTCGATGTGCTTGTCGTATTTCTCAAACGCCAGCGTCGTAATCTTGTTCGAGTCTTCGAGATGCTTCGTCAGGAGCGCCACGACCGTCTCGTCACCCTTGCTCGTCTTGCGGAACTGGTACAGCCAGACCGTGAACATGACCCCGCCCATTCCCCACTGGATAATCATCGGCACCAGGGACCTGCCGTCTCCGGGGAGCGCCTCCTGCGCGTTGATCGGCGGCGAGAGAAACGCGGGGGCCAGGAACAGGAAGAACGAGAACGCTAACAGCATCCACGACAGGCGGCGGGACTTGATGAGCATGTGCCTCTCCTTTTTGGAGCGAGCCGACCGTGTCGGCGCAGGTATTGACCCGTCGCCACTATACGTGTCTCCGCCCGCGAAATGCCCCTAAGCCGCTTAGGGGCATAAGCTTTCGATGTTGAGGTACAGTGCGCGCATCGAAACCGGCGACAGGGAGGAGCTCATGGACTGGTTCGCGATCTTCAAGACAGGCAAGCACATCGACAGCCAGGGCCGGCCCTTCGAGGCCACGCACGAGACCCTCGACACGATCGTCACGATGAACGCGGGCCGCGAAGTGCCCATCGCCGTCGGCCATCCGAAGACCGACTCCCCTGCCTGGGGCTGGGTGAACGGGTACAAGCGCGTGGGAGACGTGCTCTACGCGAAGGTGAAGGAGCTCGTGCCCCAGTTCGAGGCGTGGCTCAACGAGAAGCGCTACAAGGAGCGCTCCGTTGCGCTGAACCAGGACATGACCCTGCGCCATATCGGCTTCCTCGGCGCCGTGCCCCCGGCGGTGGAAGGGCTGCCCGGCATCGCGCTCGCCGCGGCCGGAGACGACACGGTCCTCGCCTTTGCCGCAAACGACCTCGCCCTGGAATTCTCGTCCGGAGACGATGCACACTTGAACCCCGACGGCACCTTCAAGGGCGGATTCGACGGCTGCGTCGCGCACTTCAGGACGACCAAAGGCCTGAACGAAGACCACGCCAGGGCGCTCTGCGCCCACATCGGCAGGCAGGCCGGCAAGATCATGTCCGCACAGGAGCTCGACGCTCTCATTCTGCAATTCACGAAAAAGGAGGAAACGCACATGAAGAAACTGCTTGCGCTGCTCGGGCTGACCGAGACGGCAACGGAAGACGACGCGATCGGCGCGGTCAACGCCATCAGGGCCTCGGCCGGCACGATCGTGGCGAACAAGGCGGTGCTCGGCGCGCTGGAGCTCACGCCCGAGGCCACGGAGGCCGAGGCCGTCGCGCTCATCAACACCTTCAAAAAGGGCCACTCCGACGCGGTCACGCTCCGCACGGACAACGCCCGGCTCGAAAAGGAGATCGCCGACAACAAGGCCGAGGACGCGGTCCACTTCGCGCGCGTCAAGGGCAAGATCAAGAAGGAGCAGGAACCCTGGGCGCTGGACTACGCGAAGAAGGACCTCGCCGGGTTCCAGGAGTTCGTGAACAAGGCCGCGGTGGTCGACGAGGACCTGGCGGATAAGGGCCACGCCTTCGCCGCTCCGGGCTCGGACGTGAACCTCGACAGCGTGCAGGACATCTCGTCCAGGGCGCTGGAGTTCAAGGCCCAGGCGGAGAAGCGCGGTCAGGTCATCACCATCTCCGAGGCCGTGCACGCGGTCACGAGAAAGAAGCGGTAATTTCTGGACCGGGGCGGGCCGCGTCGCCGTGCTTTTACGCGAACACGGTTCGCCCGCTCCACAACTCAAGGAGGCCATTATGGCATGGGATCCCCGCTACAAATCGTATCTGGCAGGCGCCGCGATCGGCGCGAACCGGATCGTGAAGTTCGGTTCCGATGACGACCACGTAGTCCTGGGCGCCGCCGCCACGGACTCTCTCATCGGAGTGAGCGGCAATATCGCCGCGGGCGCGGCGGAGGAGCGCATCGACGTCGTCAAGGAAGGCATCGCCGACGTGGTCGCCGGCGGCTCTATCACCCGCGGAGGCCTGGTCACGAGCGACGCGGCAGGCGCGGCCGTGGCCGCGGCCCCCAGCGCCGGCGCGAACAACCGCATCATCGGCATCGCCGAGGCCTCGGCCGCGTCGGGAGACATCTTCCCGGTGATGATTTGCCCCGGCAGCGTGCAGGGCTAATTCCGGGCGACGTGAGGGAGCAATGAGCCGATACGCCGAACTCAGAGAGCGGGCCGAGAAGGCCGAGGCCAGGAACCGGCAGCAGGAGTTCTCCTCCTGGCTGTCCTCCGACGCGATGCGCCTGAAGATCTCGCCGGCCATGAAGCCCGAGCTGCTTGAGCTCCTCGAATTCGCAGCCGCGACCGAGGCCTACGAATTCTCGGCGCCGGACCCGCAGGACCCGGACAAGACCGTGAAGACGAAGCAGGCCCCGGCCGAAAAGGTCAAGGCCTTCATGCAACGCCATCTGCCGGACATCATCAGCTTCGGCGAGGCGGCGACGAAGAAAAAGGCCGCGGGCGAACGGCCCGTCATGACCGACGCCGTGGAGATCTCGAACCGGGCGCTGCAGTTCCAGAAATCGGAAGCCGACGCGGGCAGGGTGATCACCATCACCGAGGCAGTGAACCACGTGACAAAATCGTAGCGCCCCCATTCAATGAGGGCGCTACTGAAAACTCAAAACTGAACCCAGGAGGACACTATGGCTACCGCACCGTTTCCCATCAGCCCCGAGCTGACGGCGATCACCATCTCGTACCGCAACCCGCGGCTGATCGCCGACGACGTGCTCCCGCGCGTGCCCGTCGGCACCCAGGAGTTCAAGTATCCCACCTACACCAAGGCTGAGGGCTTCACGATCCCCGACACCAAGGTGGGCCGCAAATCCAAGCCGAACGAAGTCGAGTTCACGGCCAATGAGACCACGAGCAAGTGCGACGACTACGGCCTCGACGACCCGGTGCCGCAGGAAGACATCATGAACGCCGAGGCCGTCTCCGCGATGACGGGCAAGAACTACGACCCCCTCGGCCGGGCCACTGAAGGCGTCACGGACCTCGTGGCCCTGGCGCGGGAGGTCCGCGCCTCCACCCTCGTGTTCACCGCCGCGAACTACCCCGTGGGCAACAAGACCACGCTCTCGGGCACGACCCAGTGGTCGGACTACACCAACTCCGACCCCGTGGCCGCCATTATGACGGCCCTGGACGCGCTGATTTTCCGGCCGAACATCATGGTCCTCGGCCGGGCCACGTTCACGAAGCTGATCTCGCACCCCAAGATCGTGCAGGCCGTGTTCGGCACGGCCCAGAACGCGGGCATCGTGCGCAGGGACCAGCTCGCCGCGCTCTTCGAGCTCGACATGGTGCTCGTGGGCGAGGGCTGGGTCAACACCGCCAAGAAGGGCCAGACCCCGACGATCTCGCGGGTCTGGGGCAAGCACTGTTCCCTGATCTATCGGGATCTGCGCGCCGACACCAGGGGCGGCACCACTTTCGGCTTCACGGCCCAGTGGGGCAGCCGCATCGCCGGCGCCCAGGCCGACAGCACCATCGGCCTGCGCGGCGGCCAGCGCGTGCGCGTGGGCGAGAGCGTGAAGGAACTGATCAGCGCCAGCGACCTCGGGTACTTCTACGAGAACGCCGTCGCGTAATTTTGGAGCGAGCCGACCGTGTCGGCGTGAATTTCACAGGGGCGGCCGTTCGTCGAAACGGCGACACGGTCGCCTCGTTCCATAGGAGGCATCATGCCCAAGTACAAGGTACGCGAAGGCGAAAACATCATCCACGACAACGAGCAATACGGCCCCGGCGACACGATCACCTGCACCGAGAAACAGGCCGCGCTGCTGCGCGTGGATCCGGTGGAAGAGAAAAAGAAGGATAAGGAACAAGAGACAAAGGACGAGAAAAAGAAATAACCGACAAGGAGACGCGGGGACAGCGGGACGGGGCGATGGGTTTCACTCCGCATTCCGCACTCCGAACTCCGCACTGATCCATTATGCCGTACTCGATATTGACCGACATAAAGAACGCCGTCACCGAGGCCAGCGTCATCCAGCTCGCGGACGACACCGGCCTGGGCGGGGTCTCGTATGCCGTCTCCGGCGCGACGAACGCCGCGCCCATCGAGATCACCACGCTCGCGGCCCACGGCTACGCCAACGGCGACTGGGTCTCCATCCGCGACGTGCTCGGCAACACCGCGGCCAACGGCGCCTGGATCGTCACGGTAACAGGCACTACCAAGTTCACCCTCACCGGGTCCGCGGGCAACGGCGCGTACACCTCCGGCGGGTCCGCGATCAAGCTCAGCGACAAGGTCGACGCCGCCATCGCCGCGGCCGACGAGCTCATCAATGGATTTCTGCGAGGCCGGTACACGCTGCCCCTCGCGTCCACGCCCCCGCTGCTCAAGGACCTGTCCGTGGACATTGCGGTCTATAAGCTCTACGACCGCCGGTTCAGCGCCAACATGCCCGACAGCATCAGGGCCAAGTACGACAACGCCGTCAAGCTCCTCGTCATGGTCCAGAAGGGCACCGTCGAGCTCGGCGTCGCGGACCCCGCGGAGACCGACGGCGGAGGAAGTTACCAGACGAACAAGACATCGGACGACCGCACATTTACGAAGGACGTGCTCGATAGTTATTGATATGGAGCAAGGCGACCATGTCGCCGTGAATGACGGCAACGCGGTTGCCTCGGTCCAGAGAAAGGAAAACCAATGCTCGGCAAAGTCAAGTGGTTCAGCAACGAGAAGGGCTACGGGTTCATCACCAGCGACGACAACGACGACTATTTCGTCCATTTCACCGCCGTCGAGGGCGACGGGTTCCGCACCCTCGACGAAGGCCAGCGCGTCGAGTTCGACGTGGAAGAGGGCCGCAAGGGTCCCCAGGCCGCGAACGTGAGAAAAGTCAGTTCTTAGTTCTGGGTTCTAAGTAAGGTAGGGGCGACCTTGGTCGCCCATCAAAGGGCGGGCAAGCCCGCCCCTACTCAAAACTGCTTATGAAAACCATCCTGCTCATACCCGGTCACGGAGGGGCCGATCCCGGCGCCGTCAATACGGCCCTCTCCGACGCTACCACGGAAGAAGAGGACATCAACCTCGAAGTCTGCCTGGCGCTTCGGACGAGGTTGCGGGACCTGGGACACAATGTCCTGATGAGCCGTGACCGGGATTTTTACGTCGCGCCCGCGGACCAGCTCCGGCTGATCCGGCAGACGCGGCCCGACTGCGCGATCGCCATCCACGCGAACGCGAGCGCGAACGGGCGGACCCAGGGGATCGAGACGTTCTACCGAGACGACGCGGACAAGGTCCTCGCCGGGATCCTGCACAAGTGGCTCGTGGTCCACACGGCCAGGGCGGACCGCGGCGTACACCAGGACCTCGCGTATCTCAAGCGCCGGCTCGCCGTGCTCTCGGACCTCGAGATCCGGGCGGTCCTGGTCGAGCTGGCATACATCACAAACCCGGATGATTTCGAGTACATGACCGACAACCCGCAGACCATCGCGGAAGCCATCGCGGAGGGCATCACCGAATGGGCCTCGACTGGAAAAGCCTCATAAAGACCGTGGCCCCCGGCCTCGCAACGGCCCTCGGCGGCCCGCTCGCAGGCATGGCCACCAAGGCCGTGTCCGACGCGGTGCTCGGCAGGCCGGACTCCTCGGAGGCCGAGCTCTCCGCCGCGCTCGCCGCCGGCGGCCCGGAGATACTCCAGAAGCTGCGCGAAGCGGACCAGCGGTTCCAGGCGGAAATGAAGAAGCTCGACATCGACCTGGAGAAGATCGCCGCCGACGACCGCGCGTCTGCGCGGCAGCGCGAGGCCTCGGTCAAGGACCGGACCCCCGCGGTCATCGCCACGATGGCCTTCATCGGCTTCTTCGGGATCCTGATCGCGCTCATGTTCGTGGACATCAAGCCCGGCGCCAAGGACGCGCTCATGATCATGCTCGGCGCCCTCGGCGGCATCGTCACCAGCATCACGGCCTATTACTACGGCTCCAGCTCCGGCAGCGCGCAGAAGAGCAGGCAGATCGAAGAGTTTTTAAAGGGCCGTTAAATGCCTTTCTTTGCGCCCTTTGCGCCTTTGCGAGAGATGCCTTTATGGCCACCGAGATAGAACAGATCGAAGATAAGATCATCACCGCCATCAAGACCACGGTCGGCATCGCCGACTGCGACACCTGGTCCGGAGGCGACATCGAGGAGCTGCTGCCCACGGTCCTTTCCGCCACGGCCGCGCGCGTCATCTACGCGAGCGGCCGGCACGGGGACAAGAAGGTCATCGGCGCGAACACCAACGACCGGGAGATGCTCTTCCGGGTCGCCCTGATCGTCACGAACCTCCGCGCCCGCAAGGACGGCTCCCGCGGCGCGTACCAGCATATCGAATCGCTGAACGGCGCCCTCAAGGGCCTGTCCTGCTCGCCGCTCCCCGGCTACCTCTGGCCCGTGTCCGACGAGCTGCTCCTGATCCAGGGCGGCAAGTTCGTGTACGGCTTCGAGTTCGAACGCCGCACCAATCGGTAGCCGCAGGCTTCAGCCTGCGTGAAAGGAGACATCATGAAAAAGATCGTCTACACCATCGGCCCCGACTGGATCGAGGTCGGCGGCCTGGCCGCGGCCCGGAAGGACGGAAGGACCGACGACCGCATGTTCCGGGACAAGCCCATCGAGGTCACGGACGAGAAAGCCGCGGACATGCTCACGAACACCATGTTCAGTGAAACGAGTCAGGAGTCAAAAGTCAGGAGTCAAAAGTCGAAGGAATAGCCTTTGACTTCAACTTAGAACTTTGAACTGACTCTTTGAACTCCTCCGAAGGAGGTAACCCATGCCCCAGGCCACAGGCGCAAACGCAAAGATCATCTACGACGTCGAATCGACCTACGGCTCCACGCCCGGCGCCCCCGCGTCGATTGTGCTGCCCTTCGTGTCCGAGAACCTCACCCAGAAGCGGGCGCTCTTCCGCACGAACGTCATGCGCGGCAACCGCAACCAGGTCGTGCCGAAGCGGGGCAACAAGGACGTCGGCGGCAGCATCACCACCGAGCTGAACCCCTACATGGGAAAACCGCTCAAGCACCTGTTGGGCGCGAACGTGACCACCGGCGCCGGCCCGTACACGCATACGATGAAAATCGGCGCGCTGCCCGTGTCGCTCTGCTTCGAGAAGCAGTACCTCGACCTCGGCACGCCCCAGTACGCGCTGTTCAACGGCTGCCGCATCGGCCGCGGGTCCTTCAGCTTCGGCAACGAGGGCGTCATCCCGCTCACGCTCGACATCATCGGCAAGAAGGAGACCCTTTCCGGATCGAGCTTCCACGGATCGCCCACGGACCTCGGCCACAATCCCTTCGACATGTTCGAGGCCACGATCCTGGAAGGCGGAAGCTCCATCGCGATCGTCTCATCCGTGTCTCTCGACATCTCGAACGACCTCGACGGCGGCATGTACGTGATCGGCGGAGCAGGCGAGCGCCGGGCCCTGCCCGAAGGCGTCACCGCGATCACCGGGACCCTCACCGCCCTGTTCGAGGACGCCACGCTCTATACCAAGGCCGTGAACAACACCGAGAGCTCGCTCAAGATCACGCTTTCCCGCGGCAACGGCCTCGGAAGCGCGGGGAACGAAAGCCTCGAGATCCTCGTCCCCGAGCTGGTGTACGAGCAGAACTCGCCCCAGATCGCCGGGCCGCGCGGGATCGTCGTGGAGCTGCCGTTCAGCGCGTACTACGACAACGCCGCGGAAACCACGAGCCTGCAGATGATCCTCAAGAACACCCAGGCCACCCTATAAGGTAGGGGCGACCTTGGTCGCCCATCAAATGGCGGGCAAGCCCGCCCCTACAAAAAGGAGCAACATGGAACAGGAAAAGTTCACATACCAGATCAACGGCAAGACCTACACCCAGCGACCCCTCGTCCTCGGCCAGGTAAACCAGCTCATGGGCCTGCTCAAGGGACTCGTGATCCCCGCGGGCGCGGACCCCATGATGCTGATCAGCGTCCTTTGTGTGCGCCTGCCCAAGGCCATGGCCATCGTGCTGATCGAAGATATGGACCAAGGCGACCGTGTCGCCGTCTATCTCAAGGACCGCGATCTCGACGCCCTGGCCGCGGAGCTCGAATTCAATATCGACCCGGGAACCGCCATGCAGGTGATCGAGGATTTTTTCGACTGCAACCCGATAGCCTCTCTCTTCGAGAGGTTCGCCGGGATGACGGAAAAGTTCAGCCGCAAGAGCACGGGTCCTGGACCGACGGCCTCTGCGTCCTCCTGACCAACGGCGACGTGACGAAACACGACGCCGTGCTCTGGGGCGTGATGCTCAAGCAGGCCGGTCCGTACATAGAACATCAACAGCGCGAGGTCCTGTTCCGCGAGGCCGTGCTCGCCTTCCTCGGCCAGGGCCAGGGCCAGGCCCCCGGGGACAAATACTGCGCCGCCTGCCGCGCCGCGAAGAAGAACGACTGCGGAAACTGCGACAGGAACATCACCGTAGTCGAAACTAAGAACTCAAAACTAAAAACTTAAAACTGGTGGTACTCATGCCTCCTGGTGACAACAGAATCCAGATCGTCGTCGAAGCCTACAACATGGCCAAGTCGACCCTCGACGCCCTCGGCAAGCAGCTCAAGGCCATAGGCGACGAGTCGAACCGCTCCGGCGCCGCGTCGAACAACATGCTCGCCGGGCTCAAAAAGAACTGGCTCGCCATCTCCGCCGCCGTGGCCGCCGCCGCCGTGGTGATCAACAAGGCCATGGACCTGATGGCCGAAGGAGCAAAGGCCGAGCAGGCCGAGGAAAGCTTCCGCCGCGTGGCCGCCTCCGCGAACGAGAGCGCCGACGAGATCCTCGCCGCCATGAAGCGCGCCTCCGCCGGCACCGTGGACGACTCCGACATCATGCAGAAGGCCGTCAAGGGCATGGTGCAGGGCCTGTCCGGGGACCAGCTCGTCAAGATCATGGAGGCCGCCCGCGTCTCGGCCCGGGTGTCCGGCCAGGACGTGGGCCAGGCCTTCGAAACCATCACCGATGCCATCGCCAACAAGATGCCGCGGTCCCTGATCCAGTACGGCCTCGTCACAAAAGAGCAGATGAAGCTGATCAACGCGGCCATGGCAGCCGGAGTTTCAGAGGTCGATCTCTACACCATCGCCATGGCGAATGCCGCGGACCAGACCGTCGCGTTCGGAGTCCTGTCCGAGACGCACGCTGAAAAGCTCCAGCGCGTCAATGCCGTCTGGAAAGAAATGAAGGAGCTCGTGGGCAAGACTTTTATCAGTGTCGCGGATTTCTGGCTCAAGCTCGATGCCATAATTGATAATTTTTCTACCGGAAAATGGCACAAGATAGTTCCCATGATTTTAGGCAGCTTGGGCAGTGAGCTGCCAACAGATGCCGTATCCGGAGCAACTGCAGGCGCGCGAGCAATGGGACGCGGCACCGGCAATTCCTCGGCAAAGGACCTCGAGGCCCAGCTCCGCGCGCGCCTGGCCATCCGCACCCGTGAAGCCGACATCAACCGGCAGCTCGCGGAAATAGATATCGCCGAGAAGGACCGGGCGATATCGAAGACCGACGCTCTCGAACAGCGCGTGGCCCTTCAGGAGGAGCTGCTCCGGATCCAGGAGCAGAGCCTCGCGGTGATCGACAAGCTCCAGAACCCCCAGGGCTGGATCACCCAGTCCAACGCCGTGAACGAAACGCGCAGGAAGCTCCTCGACCTGAACCTCGCCCTGCGGGAGCAGAGCGGGGAGATTTTACCGGGCATGCAGGAGGGCTTCGAGCGGTATTTATACGCCGCTAAAACGGCCTTTCAGCAGGGCATAGAGATGGCCCAGGCAACGGCCCAGGCCATGGAAAGCGCGTTCTCCGATTTCTTTTTCGACGTCATGACCGGCAAGCTCAAGAAACTCGGCCAGTACGTCACCGGCTTCCTCCAGGCCATCGCGCGCGCCATCGCCAACATGCTCGCCCAGCAGGCGGCCCAGCAGATCCTCGGCGGATTTTTCTTTTCTCCCACAGGAGCCGCGTCCGCTGCCGGCGCCGGGGCCTCGGCCGGCATCACCGCCCACTCCGGCGGGCTCATCATGCACTCCGGAGGATTTGTTCCGCGCTTCCACGCCGGCGGCCTCTCATCGGATGAGCGGCCCGCGATCCTGCAAAGCGGCGAGTACGTGGTCAGCCGCAAGGGCGTCGCCGCCCTCGACGCCATCAACAACGGCCAGGCCGGCGGCGTGAATGTCATGGTCAACGTGGAGAACAAAAGCAGCCAGCCCGTGAACGCGCGCCAGTCCGGCGCCCAGTTCAACGCGCAGAGCAAATCGTACGTCGTCGGCGTCATCCTGGAAGACATGGAAGGCAACGGCCCCGTCCGCCAGGCCATCACGAGCCTGCCCCGATAATATTGAGCGAGGCGACCGTGTCGCCGTCTTTATTTTTTAAGGAGCTACATGCCCTTTCCATCTCTCTCAACGCCGCCGCTCGTTTCCGGTTACGAGCACTCCGCCGCCCTGGACCCGGTGCTGCGTTCGCCCCTCGAGGCCGGCTACCGCCAGACCCGGCCGCGCTTCACCCGCGTGCCGAAGAAGTGGCATATCTCGTACAGCGGCCTGTCCGACTCGGACCAGTCTGCGCTCGAATCCTTCGAGGCGTCCGTGAAGTACGGCGCGGACTCGTTCACCTGGACACACCCGAAGACCTCGACGCAATACACGGTCCGGTTCCCGGCGCCGGTCCGGTATCATCTCGGCCCGACCGATACGCTCTGGTCCGCGGAATTCGATCTCGAAGAAGTGTGAGGCAAAAACTTTGACACGGAAGAAGCGGATGACGGCTATGAAAAAACCATGATAAGGCAATGTTCGGGGTTTAAACCCAAGCCTGGCCCTTGACGTATCCGCCTTTATCATAAGCACTTATCCGCTTCTTCCGTGTCAAGGACTTTGACTTTATGAAAACACTCTCCGCCGCATTGATCCTCGAAAAGAACAGGCTCGCCACGCCGAACCCGTGGCTCGTCCTGCTCGACATCCGGCTGCCCGATGCCACGATGCTCTACATCGCGCGCAACACCGAAGACATTGTGTTCAACGGCCACACCTACACGGCCTTTTCCTTCGAGCTCGAACCTACGAAAGAGTCGAGCAAGGGAGAGGTGCCCACGATCACGCTCCGGATCTCGAACGTCACGCAGGTCTTTCAGGCCTACCTCGAGGCCCAGGAAGGGGGCCTTGGCAGCATCGTCACCGTGCGAGTGGTGAATGCGGCGCTCCTGACTGAGAACTACGCCGAACTCGAGATGACCTTCGACGTCATGGCCGCGGTGTCCGACATCCAGTGGATCACGTTCACGCTCGGCGCGCCGAACCCCCTGCGCGCGGCGTTTCCCCAGTACCGCTATCTCGCAGGGCATTGCCGCTGGCAGTTCAAATCCGCGGAGTGCGCCTACACCGGCGCGAGTGAGATATGCAAGCGCACGCTCGACTACTGCCGGCAGCTCAACAACAGCCCGCGCTTCGGGGGCTTCCCCGGCCTCGGCGGAGGAGGGGTGAGGCTGGCATGAGACAAGATCGACGGGGCGATGGGGAGACAGGGAAACGGGGAGAAAAATACGCATGCGCCGCATCCCCGCGTCCCCGCGTCCCCGCGTCTGACTTTTCCGACTTGCTCGGCAAGACCTTCAAATACGGCGGCCGCGGTCCTCTGGAATACGATTGCTACGGCCTCTGCATGGAAGTCTACCGCCGCCTCGACCGGGCGCTGCCGGACTTCGGCTCCGCGGTGGTGCCGTCGGTCATCGACCGGATGATAAATTCCGCACTCCGCACTCCGCGCTCCGCACTGTTCATTGAGCTCTCCGCTCCCGAGCCCTGGTGCCTCGTGCTGTTCAAGATCCGGCCGCCCTACGTGAGCCATATCGGCGTGGTGCTCGAAGACACCAGCCGCTTCATCCATATCATGCGCAACACCAGCGTCAGCATCGAGCGCCTGGACCGCCAGGAATGGAAACGCCGCATCGCCGGATTTTTAACTTTGGACTCCTGACTCTTGACTGTTTTTGACTTATGACTTCTCTCACCCTCATCAAGATCACCAACCCCTTCCTTCGCTCCGAGCGCGAGATCAGCACCGTTGCGCTCCTGGACGACAAAACCCTGCTCGACGTGCGGCACGAGTACTTCCCCCAGGACGTGGACGTCGTCGTCAGTCTGAACGGCAAGATCATTGAACCAGAGCAGCTCAGCCTCACCCGGCCCCTGCCCGGAGACTGCATCCTGTTCGTGCCGAAGGTCCAGGGCGGAGACGGCAACGGCAAGACCGTGCTGCGCATGGCAGCCATGATCGCGCTCATGGCCGTGATCCCCGGCGCCACCCCGCTCTGGCTCAAGGTGGGGATCATGTTCGCCGGGTCCATGCTGATCAACGCGCTCCTGCCGCCGCCCAAGCCGAGCACCGACGGGCTCGGGTCCCAGTCCTATTCCTGGTCGCCCCAGACCGTGCAGCAGCAGGGCACGGCAGTGCCCAAGCTCTACGGCGTGAACCGCGTGTACGGCAACATCGTGGCCACGCACCTCGAAAACGTCGACAACAAACAGTATCTGAACGCCCTGATCGCCCTCGGCCTCGGACCGGTCAAGCGCCTCTACGACTTCAAGGTGAACGACCAGCCGGTCACCGCGTTCCAGGGCGTCGAGGTCCACGAGCGCCGCGGGTACGTGAACCAGGAAGTGATCTCCAACTTCACCGAGACCAAGCTCGAATACCCGCTGTCCGTCAAGATCACCAAGGGGTCCTCGTATACCTATACGACCACCACCAGTTCCGTGCAGGGCCTCGACATCGAGCTGTCATTCCCGGCCGGCATCTTTTTCGAACACAAGCACAAGTACTACGCCTATCACGTCAACGTGGAGGTCGAGATACGGAAAGTCGGAGATTCGGCCTGGACCGTGCTGACAAAACAGCTCGTCGACGTTGCCACGCTCTACACCGCCCAGGCCGCGAGATGGAGCCTCGGAGAATGGCGCGTCAGCTCCATCGGCCAGTCCTACTGGTACCAGAACCAGGCTGGCGATACGAACCCCTACAGTCATTATGAAAGCGAGTGGGAGGCGGGGTATACCTGGCACTTGCTGCTGCCCGGAGAACAGTACTCGAAGGTGGAATCCGTCTGGGTCGATTACATCACCATACCGGGCGCGACCTCGTCATTCACCAGGACCGTATCCGCGCGCGATCTCGCCGAGGGCTATTACGAGATCCGGATCACCGACATCCTGTCGGACCGGGGCACGGATTATTCCGGGGACATGTATCTGACAGCAGTCCGGACCATCATCCCCGACGACTTCTCCTATCCCCGCACAGTCCTCGCGGGCCTGCGCGCCCTGGCCACGGACCAGCTCTCTGGGTCCCTGCGGTTCTCCTGCATGTGCGAGGGCCAGTGGGTGCGCGTGTGGTCCGGCGGCGCCTGGATCTACGAGGCCTCGGCCAATCCGGCCTGGTGCTGCTACGACGCCTTCACCCTGCCCGTGATCGACGCCGTGTCATCCGGGTCCCTGCTGCCGGGATATGAATATTATGACGCCACCACCGCGCTCAGTTTCAAGATAGTGCGCTATGACGGCATCGATCCCTCGCGCCTGGACCTCGTCGCGTTTTCCGCATGGGCGGACTGGTGCGATGAGCTCGTGCCCGACGGCAAAGGCGGCCAGGAAAAACGCATCACGTTCAACGGCGTGTTCGACTCCGGCATGAACATGTGGGAGGCGGCCCTGCAGATCTGCCAGGTGGGCCGCGCCGTGCCCGTGTTCAACGGCGCGCACATCACCGTGGCCGTGGACAGGCCCCAGACAGCCGTGCAGCTCTTCAGCGTGGGCAATATCATCGAAGGCTCGTTCAAGGAGACGTTCCTGCCGAAACAGGACCGGGCCGGAGAACTGTCCCTCGACTTCATCAACAGCGAATCGAACTACGAGCGCGACAAGTTCACGGTCCACGATCCCGACGCCGCGGCCCCGAACCCCCAGACCATCCAGCTCTTCGGCGTGACCAAGCCGTCCGAAGCCTGGCGCGCCGGCACGTATCGCCTGAACAGCAACAAATATCTGACGCGCGTCGTGGAATTCGAGGCCGACGTGGACGCCATCGCCTGCACCCTCGGCGACGTGATCAACGTCCAGCACGACGTGCCCCAGTGGGGTTTCGGAGGCAGGCTCATCTCGGCCGACGCGAACAGCGTCACCCTCGACAGGGACGTGATCATCGAGAACGGCAAGACCTACGGGATCATGGTCCGCCTCACGGACGATACCATCGTGACAAAGACCGTCACGAACGCCGCTGGCACATATTCAGTCCTCACCGTGTCCGTGCCCTGGAGCACCGTGCCCGCCCAGTACGACCCGTATGCGTTCGGCGAGACCGCGAAGATCGTGAAGCCCTTCCGCGTCACCGACATCTCGCGCAGCTCCGAGCAGCGCCGCGTGATCACCTCCATCGAGCATAACGCGAGCATCTACAACTGCGACATCGATGAGCCGGCCCTGCCCACGCCGAATTATTCGGCCCTGGACGCGCTGCCGCCCGTGACCGGCCTTTCCCTCGACGAGCTCGTGGTCCGGGGCCAGGACGGCAGTCTTGAGGACGTGATCGACGTGACATTCCAAAAGCCCGCGGGAAACTTCTTCGTGTATGCCGAGGTCTGGTACAACGCCGGCGCGGACTGGGTCTATTCCGGCGCTGCTGTCGCGTTTCACCGCATCCGCGGCATCGAGCCCGGCGTCGCGTATCTCGTGGCAGTGCTGACCGTGAACGTGCTCGGCGACCGCATGAAGATACAGAACGCGCCCCAGGCAAGTCTCACGGCCCTCGGCAAGCTCGATCCGCCGAGCGACGTGACCGGGTTCGCCGCCGTGCAGAACGGCCAGTTCGTGAACTTCGCCTGGCAGCACATCGAGGACGGGGACCTCTGGGGGTATGAGCTCAGGCAGGGAAGCGCCTGGGAAGGCGCGCGGGTGATCGCCAGCGGCGTCTCCGCGGACCAGTATGCCTGGCAGGCGGAGCTGAACGGCACCTATCGTTTCCTGATCAAGGCCATCGACACGTCCGGGCTCTATTCGACCACGGACGCGAGCATCGATATATCGCTCAAGGAGATCGACGAGAACATCAACGTCATCCTGTCCCAGGACGAGATCACCAAGGGCGGCGGCCCGGACGGGACCAAGACCAACTTCGTCTTCGTGGACGGCACCCCGAAGTACCTCACCATGCCGCACATGCTGCTCGACACGGACATCTCATCCTGGACGGATACCACGCCCGAGATCACGGGCTACGAAGGCGACATCACGCTCTCGGCCGAGTACGTCACGCTCTCGATCGACACGCTCAAGGTCGGCGCCACGTGGACAAGGATCCTCGACACCTTTGACGCCTTCGACCGCGGGGCCACGGACCAGAGCTATCCGGACCGCACGGACATGACCTATCCGAACGACACGGACACGCACATCACCATGCCCGTGACAAAGAGCATCTATGTCCAGTATTCATCCAACGGTTCCACCTGGTCCGCCTGGCAGGAGTACCACGGCACGGTCCAGGAGGAGTTCCGGTACGTCAAGATCAAGTATACGGTCACCGTCAGCTCCACTACCGGCGTATTCCGGCTCCTGAACCTGCTCATGAAATTCGACGTGCCCGACGTGGAGCTCACGATCCCCGGATTCAGCGTCACCGCCGGCACAGGCAATGACATCACGTTCTCGACCTATAGCACCCAGTTCTACACGACCCCCGTGGTCACCGCCACGGTCATCGGCGGCACCGTGAACAAGGTCCCCGTGGTCTCGAACAAGAGCACGAGCGGGTTCCATATCGACCTGCGCGACAAGACCGACGCCAGCGTCGCCGGCACCGTGGACATCCGCGTCAGCGGCTATTAAATTTTGGACCGAGGCGACCGCGTCGCCGTCATCTAAAGGAGGCCACAATGTCCCAGACCTATGATCCACTCAAACCTACGTCAGGAGCGACCAGCTTCGGCCAGCTCTACCAGGTCATCCGCGATCATATCGCGGCCGCGATCAGCAACTTCTCCGGCACGGCCTTTCCCGCGAGTCCCGTGGCCGGCCAAGCATGCTACCGCACCGACCGGCTCACCACCAACGGGTATCCGAAGTGTTATAAATACTCCGGCAACACCGGCCTCGGCGAATCAGGCTGGGTCGAAGATGCCGTGGCCACCGCGATTGGCGAGGAAGTCTATCTCGCCCGAGGCACCAAGTCCACCCTCAACCAGCGCCTCGATGTGGCGCTGAACGAAGACGGCACCCTCAAAGCGAGCACCACGCTTAACCCCTCGCAGTGGTATCTGCCGTCGCTGACCTTCACCTACGTCAGCACCACGAGCTTCACCGTCAACGGCGACCAGACCGACATCTACAAGGCCGGCCGCAGGCTCAAGATCAACCTCAGCGGATCCACCGTCTACAGCGAGGTCGTCAGCGCGTCCTATTCCAGCAACACCACAGTCCAGGTCCTCGACGCGGTCCTCAATGCGACCCTCGTCTCCGTCGAGCATAGCCTTTTCCTCCCCGACTGGGAAGGGAAAAGCGCCATCAGCCCCAGGATGGCAAGCAACCGCCGGGTCAGGAGCGTTTCCGCCGACATCACGACAACGCTGAACGACGACATCATCCTCGTCGACGCCTCCGGAGGAGCGCGGGTGATCACCATCCTCGCCGCCGCCACCCTCGGCGCAGGCAGGCGCCAGAAGGTCATCAAGATCGACAGCAGCGTCAACGCCGTCACCATCGATCCCAATGGCAGCGAGACCATCAACGGCAACGCCACCTATGCCATCACCGTGCCCCTGACCGGCGTGGAATTCGAATCCGACGGCACAAATCTGAGGACCACCGACGACCAGACCGCCAAGGTCACCGCCGCCGACATTCTCAGCGACTTCGTCGTCACCGGCCTCCTCGGCACAGACCCCGGCGCCAGCCTCGCCATGACCATCCCTCCCGGCATCGCCTACGTCATGGGCCGGAGAGTGGTCAAGCTCTCAGGAGCGAGCGATCTCACCAGGACCTACACCGCCAGCAAAGATACCTACGTTGACATCTCCCATACCGGCGCCATCACCTACACCGAAGTCAACAACGGCGCCGGAGCACCTTCTGTGGCCACGAATTCTATTCGTCTCATGAAAGTCGTCACCAACGCCACCGAGATCACAAGTGTGACGGATTTGAGAGTGCTCGCAGGAATATCAAAAACGACAGATGGCGCAAACAGCATTAAAACAAAGATCGTCGATATTGGCGACTGGAATATGGATACTACGTCTTCTAAAACTGTTGCCCATGGCGTTACCGCAAATAAAATAAGATCAGTCAGCGTCATGATACGAGATGACACAGACGGATTCTGGTTATCTTTGACCGGGAATCAAGCTCTTGGAGGGGCATGGGATATAAACAACCCTGGAGGTGGGGGAACGTTGATCGATCTATCCAGGATTACATCTGGGCCGTTCGATAATGCAAGCTATGATTCTACCTCGTACAATCGTGGTTGGGTAGTAATTACTTATATTGAATAATGGCTGGCCTTGCTTCCGAGCGGTTTAACGTTGAGGGGATATCCCCGGTCCGCTATCTATCGAATAGGGCAGCTCTGATGGTTCTCATTTTTAAGAAAGCATATGAATTCCAAGTCTGTGGTTTTTAATGACGGGATAGGCTTTTATGAAGATGGCAATGAACTGCCAAAGAGTGCGCCAAAAAAGGATGGATTCAAGCTCCAAGATAGTACAAAAAAACAGAGGGAAAAAGTAGGATAGGAATACGTATCCAATTGTTGTAACAGAAAAAAAGATGTTTACTCGTGCCTCTGTCGGGTGAAGCCCGAGAATAAAATTTGTCTCATGAAACGTGTCGGGATGGTTAACAACGTAGAGGGTTTGCATCCAATCAGCAAAGTGAAGGGCGGTAAACGCGAGTTGCAGAGCCCCAAATATCAAAGTTGCCCGTCTCATACAAAAAGCATAACATAAAACCGGACAGTAGTCCAGGGAGTGCGACCTCCCCAGGCAGCCCCGATGGACATCGGGATGACGGGATGACCCGCTACCATCCGGGCCTGTACAGGCGGGAGGAGGATAGCAGGGTCGTCCCCGTTTGGGAAATTAAAATTCCTTATGGGGAGGTCGCGCGCATGAATAGCTTTTTGTCGTACCTGGGAGGGAAGTCGCTGCTGGCGAACAAGATCATTCCAAAGGTCCCGGAGCACACGTGCTACTGCGAGGTCTTCGCCGGGGCCGCCTGGCTGCTGTTCCGGAAGGAAGAGTCGCAGATCGAGATCCTTAACGACATCAACGCGGACCTGGTCACCCTCTACCGCGTCGTCAAGCATCATCTCGACGAGTTCATCAGGTACTTCAGGTGGCTGCTGGTCTCGCGGGAGGAATTTGAGCGGTTCAAAACCACACCCTCAGAGGTCCTGACGGACATCCAAAAGGCGGTGAAGTTCTACTATCTCCTGAAGGCCGGGTTCGGCAGCCGGATCAAGAGCCCCACGTTCTCCATCTCCACGCTGCGGCATTCGAATTTCAACCTGCTCCGGATCGAGGAAGAGCTCTCCGCCGCCCACCTCCGGCTCTCCCGCGTCTACGTCGAAAACCTGCCCTACGGCAAGGTCATCGAGCGGTTCGACAAGCCGCACACGTTCTTCTATATAGACCCGCCGTACTATAACTGTGAGAACTACTACGGAGACGGGATCTTCACTCGGGGGGATTTCGAAAAGCTCAGAGACCTCTTGCAGAAGATCAAGGGGAAGTTTATACTATCGATCAACGACGTCCCGGAGATCCGAAAGCTCTTCTCCGGGTTCCGGATCGAGCGGATCGGCACATCTTATTCCTGTACCAAGGCCCAAAAAGTCCAGGCCCGTGAGCTTCTTATAATGAACTTTAAGCCCCCTCGGAAAGGCCCTTACAGCGTCGTTTAAAGCCCGTTTGCACGGGGCTGAAATCGTCAATCTTTTGACGTTCCGGCCCCTATTTTTACTTCTTTGATGGCGACTTTCTCAAATCACGCGACAGTTTTTTCCAAATCACGCGTCGCGTTATACACGGCGGGACACCTGAACGAATCTCCGCGAGGCGAAGCCTCAGACCGATGAAATAAAACAAATTCCACGGCATCTCGCGCAAAGACGCGAAGGCG